CCAGAATTACAGTAATCGCTAAAATCGCAATTATAAAAAATCCTGCTGAATCTTTCACCTGTTTGCGGGTTTTCCCTTGCCAATAGTTTTGATGGAATTCTTTTTCTTCTTTCATAATTTTTTATTTTGAACTTTTTTTGTTTGATGGAGTTTTAACCAGCTTTCTGCAAATTCGACAAGTTCGTCAACCTGCTCTTTATACTTTTTGCCGGAATAAGTGGAACGAACCCCTTCCGGGTTACCGGAAAGGGCTGTGCTCACTTTGCGCCAGTTTATAATTTCTGTTGCTTTCATCATATTGTCAATTATATCAGGTTCATTATCTGTGTTTATAATATCGATCAACTTTTTCATCAACTGTTTCTTTTAAATGTTTCAAATTGGAAAAATGAATTTCTTCTTTACCAAATTTATAATCAATTACTGTTCTACTTCCGTATGGCTCTGCTATTATTCCTTCAAAATCATCCTTAAATGCCACAGTGTAATAGGTTGCTATTTGATATGGTGTAGTGTCAATTAAATTAGCTGCATCTTTTATAGATTTGGCACAAAACTTTATTATAAAATTTGCGCCCCGATAAATATAAGCTCCGTAAAATGTTTTCATTTATTAAATTTTTATGGTTCCTGAAACAAATCCATTTTCAATCAAATCTCCTTTTTCGTCAACTTCAAAAATATCAACAGTAGCGTTTCTTTCCATTTTGGCTTCTTTAACTGCTTTTTTAACAGCTATCTTCTCATTTTTAACAGTCAGTGTATAAGCAGGGAAAGCGATGTTTCCGTTCAGTGCTACTTCAAAATATCTTACTGTTGCTTTCATTTTTTTTGTTTTTAATTATAGTATAAAGATACGTATTTACGTAATACACTCCAAATATTTTGGCAATTATTTTTTATGTTGTACAACATGTTTTGTGAATTTTTTATAACTTTGTGAAATATATTGATGTAATTGAAGGCAGCGGAAACTTTTCATTTAACGGCAGGATTGAGCAGTATATTATTGATAATGATAAACTTCTGTATGATTTTTCAAAGAAATGGATAAAAGAAATTGAGCAATATAAAATGAAGTAATGGCATACGATAAGAAAAAAATATTCAAACAAGCTGAACAGGCGATAAAAGAAAACAACCTTTTTTTTATTGAAGATATTGTTGCTTTTATCCCCTGCGATAAGACCACGTTTTATAGGTTTTTCCCAACTGAAAGCAACGAATACAACAACCTAAAAGATTTACTGGAAATCAACAAAATAAAAACAAAATCAAGTATTAGGGCAAAGTTATGGAAGTCTGAAAAGGCAGCCGAACTACTGGCACTGTATAGGTTAATTTGCACGCCGGATGAGCATCAGAAACTCAATCAGCAATATATTGACCATACCAGCAAAGGAGATAAAATGGAAATTATAATAGAAAGGAAAATTATTAATGGTACAGGCCAGGGTTAAATTGACATATACTCCAAAACAAAATGAAATGTTTTTTAACATGCCTGCCGATACTCGTTTTCAGATAGTAACGAAAGGAAGAAGGTTTGGCGCGACAAGAGGAGCCTGCCATGCTTTTATTGAATGGGCTTTGGATGGTCAGCATTTACTTTGGGGCGATACTGTAAACACAAACATAGATCGTTACTATGAACGTTATTTTTTACCGGCATTACGTAAAATGGAACTTCCTTATAATTATCAGAAACAACAAAAACAATTAACAATTTTAAATGGATATATTGATTTTAGGTCAGCGGATAGGCCGGAAAATTGGGAGGGTTTTGGATATGACAAGATATTTTTGAATGAAGCGGGAATTATTCTTAAAAACAAATATCTTTATTCAAATGCAGTTCTTCCAATGCTTATGGATAATCCTAAAAGTCAATTAATAGCCGCGGGAGTTCCAAAAGGGAAAATAGATCGTAACCGTGATGAGCATCCATTTTATACTCTTTATAAAGCGGCAAAAAATGGGAGTCCTGGCTATAATTTGATGGAATTTACAAGTTACGATAATCCTTTAATGACAAAAGAAGATATTCAGGAACTTGAGGCAGAAATTAGGAGAATGTCTCCTGAAATGGTTGATCAGGAAATTTACGGAAAATTTGTTGACGGTGTTACTGCAACATTGTGGACGGCAGATATGATTAGACATGTGGATAAGGTTCCTTCTTTGAAGAAAATCGTTGTAGGCAACGATCCTTCCGGTTCTATTGATGGGGATGAGGTGGGAATCATAGGCGCCGGAATTGATGCAATTGGAAATATTTATGTATTGAGCGATAGGTCGGGAAATTATTCTCCATTGCAATGGGCCAAAATTACAGTGAATGAACATGACCATTTGAAGGCTGATAGAATAGTCGCTGAAAGAAATTATGGCGGAGATATGGTCAAAGCTAATATTTTAAATGTTAATCAGTTGGTAAATGTAAAAGAAGTTGTTGCATCCAGAAGCAAACAAATAAGAGCAGAGCCGGTTGTTTCGCTTTACGAGCAGGGCAAAGTTTTTCATGTAAGAGGATTACATAAATTAGAAAATGAAATGCTTACATGGACTCCCGGAATAGGCAAATCACCTAATAGAGTTGATGCTTTAGTTTGGGCCATTACTGATTTAATGGGTAAAAATATTACTGATCCACAAAAAGTAAAAGGAATGTTTTATTAAATAATAAACTGATATGGACATACAAGAAATATTAAACCAAAAGCCGAATGACGTTGTGAGTTTCTTCCGGGGCAAATATTCTTCAAAGGAATATGAAACTTTCCTCGAACAATACGATCCGGAGAAACACGAAGTTCACGATACAACAGCCAGGCCCAAAAAAGAAGTAACCACAGATCAGGGAACGATGTGGAAAGATGTTACCCGGTTAAGCCTGCCGTTTCAGAAAATTATAGTTGACAGGGCTGCGGCGTTTCTTATTGGGGACGGGATAATATTGAAAGCAGACCCGGATACAGATCAGGAACGATTGTTAATGAAAATGATTAAACAAACCTGGCATGATAATAAGTTAGATTACAAGACCAGGCAATTAGCCCGTAAATGGATGAGTGAAACAGAGTGTGCCGAATTTTGGTGGTTTCAGGAAAATGCGGATACATGGAATGGGTTTGAATTGAATGGTGCGAAGTATCGAATGAGAATGAACATTTGGGCGCCATCCGAAGGTGATAGCCTTTATCCTGTGTTCGATGAGTATGGTGATATGGTTGCATTTGGCCGGGGATACAAGGTTGATAATATTTACAAGCTGGATGTTTATACAAAAGATGAGATTATTGGCTACGAAAAAGATAAGAACTGGGAGGAAGTATCCAGAGAAAAAAATCTTTTGGGGAAAATTCCGGTTATCTATTATGAACGTGAACGCCCGGAGTGGTCGGATGTTCAGCACTTGATTGAGCGTTATGAAAAGATGTTATCTAATTTCGCAGATTCAAATGATTATTTCGCTTCGCCAATCATAAAAATTAAGGGGCAAGTAAGCGGATTCGCGGAAAAAGGAGAATCAGGGAAAATGATAACAATGGAAGAAGATGCCGATGCTAATTACCTAACTTGGGACCAGGCCCCGGCAGCCATCCAGCTTGAAAAAGAATCTTTGCAGGAACTTATTTACTCGATGACACAAACGCCGGACATTTCTTTCCAGCAGATGAAGGGACTTGGGGCAAATGTTTCAGGGGTGGCTTTGAAGTTGATGTTTTTGGATGCAGCTTTAAAAACTTTAAAGCACCAGGAAACTTTCGGCGAAGGGTTGCAGCGAAGGATAAATCTCGTAAAAAAAGGCATGACGTTGATAGCAACTAAAGTTGAGCCTGCTATTAACTTGAAAATTGAGCCAGAATTTACTTTCTATATGCCGCAGAATGATGAGGAGTTAATTCGGATGTTGACGACAGCAACCGGCAACAGGGCAGTAATGAGCCGGAAAACAGCAGTTGCTAATAATCCGTTTGTTTCAAATGTTGAAAGGGAAATGGAAGAAATCGGAGACGATGAAGCGGGTGATTTTGGAAATATAATACCGTGAGATATGAAAACAGAAGTCTATCAGAAAAAGAATCCGAAAACCGGAATGTACACAAAAATTCAAAAGAGAGGTGATAAATCAAAAATCAAAGGCAGCCGTAAAATTCCTTATAAAAATATTAAAATCAAATGAGCAAAATTTCAGTTTCAATGATTGTCAGAAATTCATCTGACGTATTAGAGCGTTGTTTGGAAACGGTTAAGACAGCCGATGAAATTGTGATAGTGGATACAGGGAGCGATGATGAGACAAAACTAATTGCCCGAAAATATACTGATAAGATTTATGATTATTGGGGCTGTAACGAAGGCGGGAAGAAGGATGGGTTATTTGCAAACTTTGCTGATGCCAGAAATTTTTCATTGAGCAAATGCACCGGAACCCACATCCTGACTATTGATTCAGATGAGGAGTTGGAACCTGGTGGAATTGAGAAACTGAAACAGTTTGATGGAAAGGCGTTATCAATCAAATGTATTTCAGGGGTTACCGGCGAGATTCACAGGCAGCCGAGATTCTATCGGCGAGAGCCTGGTATCTATTGGAAGGGTGCAGCACATAATTACCTTACCTGCTCTGGCGGACAATATTCGGATATAACCATAACATACTGGCCAAACCAGCAGAAGAAAAAAGACCCGGATAGAACGATGAGGATTCTTGAAAGGTGGGTGAAAGAAAACCGAAAAGATTGTACTCGTGAACTTTATTATTTGGCAAAGGAATATTATAAACGTGGATGGTGGAAGAAAGCCATTAAGGTTTATGAAAAATATATCCCTAAGTCAACATTTTTGGCAGAGAAAGCCGATGCACTTGTTTTTCTTTCACGTTGTTATGTGGCGCAGGGAAAATATGATAAGGCTGTTAATGCCTGCATGGGGGCACTTAATATCAATCCAGAATTTCAGGAAGCCTTGTTATTGATAGGAGAATTGTCGAATGTTGAAAATCGTTTGAAGTGGCAACACCTCGCAAGTAGCGCTAACAATGCAGGAGTATTATTTACCCGGCCAGACAAAAGGATGAAAGTAACTGTATTATCGAAATGGGATTGGGCAGGTTCAGGTTATCGGATAGTTAAGGCAGTTCGGAAGGCATCGAAGGGCGCCATTGATATTGAAGCGATAACGGAATATGAGGGGCAGGGAACGGATAAATATTACATTCCTTCCGGGCCGAGCGTTCTCCGAATCGGAAAAGAAGTGGCACAATCCAGGATAAATCAAAGTGATATAATTCATTTTAAAGGAGATTGGCTGTTCGATGGAGAATTTGCTGGCGTAAAAATACCGAAAGATGCCAAAATAGTTTATACGGTTAGTGGTAGTTTGTTCCGCAAGCCGGGAGAAGGATTAAATCCGTTTGTTGCTCAAAATAAATTCAGATTGACAGATTTTAAAGCTGATTTTCTTTCAGCTATCACGCCTGATTTATGTTACAATGATGCGTGGAAGTGGATGGGACATTGCAATGATAAGTTTGAATACTCATGGAAGCGTGGGAAAAAGTTCAGAGTAATGCACATTCCCAGCGATCCGCGAAAGAAGGGAACTGATATTATCGTTAAGGCAATGCAGATTCTCAACCGGCCCGATGTTGAATTTATTTGTGAATCCGGGATTCCATATAATGAAATGATGAAGTTAAAAAAAACAGCACACCTTTACATTGACCAAATGGTTTTAATGGCGTATGGTCTTGCAAGTGTTGAAGCTATGAGTATGGGTATTCCTGTATTATCAGGTATTGACCCGAAATTGTACTCGGAAGATTGCCCGATTATTTATCCTGATGAAAGGACGCCGGAAAAGATTGCGGATATTTTGAATAGTGTTCTGGATTGGGATTTTTTGGAAAAACTTTCAAAACAATCTTTTGAGTATGCTCAAAATGTGCACGGCAAAATGGGCGAAAAGTGGCTGAAGGTTTACGATGAGTTGATGAGATAAAAAATATAGTATGGATGTTCGGGATTATGATATAAAACATTGGCAGAATGTTGCTCAATACATGAGGCGAACGAAGGGCCTATATTATAAATCAATTGACAGGATAGTTAAATTATATAGCCAAATTCCACAGGACGTTCCATTTGAATTAAATGCCTATCCGGGGATAAAGAAAGGTATTGAATTGGAATTGCAAAACCTTGCCAAGCAATTAAACTCATCCGTTGTAAATGGAATCAGTAATGAGTGGGCGCTATCAGGAATGAAAAACGATGAAATTGTTACAAAGTTGGCAAAAGGTCGGGCATTGCCGAAATTGTTACAACAAAAATGGATGGGGCGTAATCTGGATGCACTTGCAGCATTTAAGAAGCGGGCAGAAAAAGGATTGGGGTTATCGGATAGAATATGGCAGACTGTGAGAACGCAGGCAGTAAATATAGAACAGCATTTGGCTTTGGGCGTACATGAAGGTCAATCAGCGGCATCACTTGCAACCGAAATGAAACAGTACCTTAATGAACCGGATAAACTATTTCGTAGGGTAAGGGATGCAAAAGGGGAATTAAGATTAAGCAAAGCAGCGAAAGCATATCATCCGGGACGTGGTAAATACAGGTCAAGTTATCAAAATGCTTTGAGGTTAACACGAACAGAAACTAATATGGCCTATCAAAAGGCCGATGCTGAACGCTGGAAGCAGCAGGATTTTGTTACCGGCGTAATTGTTCAAAGGTCAAACGTACCTTATGATTGTGATATATGTGAAGCAGGCGTGGGGGAATATCCGGTTGGCTATGAATGGACGTTATGGCATCCAAACTGCAGATGTGTTGCTCGTCCAAAACTTCCAACGGAGGATGAGTTTTTGAAAAGCATGGACGCCGGGTTTGCAGGGAAAGAATATGAATTTACAGGGAAAGTAAAGGATATTCCTTCGAGCATGAAAAAATTCCAGAAGGAAACGGGGTTTGAACATTTTGGGCATGAACATTAGTGTAGTTCAAATTCTTTAACCCACAAGGGATAGTTCATTGTTTCCTTAAACTTATTTGCTTTATTCAGCGTTGAAAAACACCCGGTAATATTACCGTGAAAATCCTGAACCACATAAACATATTTCTTCTGGTTTGGCTTTGGCCCTGGTTTTAATCTTTCTTTTTTCATTGTTTCAAATTAAAGTATTTGCGTAAAATCGTTTCTACAATGTAATTCACCGAGCGGTCGTTTCGTTGTGCCGCCCGGTGAAGCCGTTCCGCTGTGGAAGGTCTTAGTTTAAGTGATATTTGTATTATCTTTTTTTCTTTCATTCGGCTTTGTTCTTAATTTTAAATTATTGCTCCTAACCTTTTCACCGCATTTTCTTTTATTTTTTTAAAGTTTAAATACATTACCA